TACATCAGCTGGACAGCTAAGACTAATTCAAGATGGTACAATTCTTCAACAAACAGGTACACCTAGTTTAAATAATAATCAATGGAATCACTTTGCATTAGTACAAAATTCAACTCTTTTAACTTTATACATTAATGGAACTCCTAAACTTCAGTACTCTACAGGTGGAGATAGTTATCCAGGCCAATCTTATAAGATAGGAGCAAACGAAGCTGAAACTCAATTCTTTAATGGTTATATAGATGAGTTTAGATCTTCTGATATTGCAAGATATACAGGTCTCTTTACACCTCCTACTTCACCATTTACGGTAGATGGAAATACCATTTCTTTACTTCATTTTGATGGTGCAAATGGTTCAACACAAATATTTAATGAAACACAAAATGCGTACAGCATTACAGGAACAGCAAATACAGATGTAACCGGTGAAGCAATGACTGCAGAAGAAGGAACCGTGGATCCTTCTCCTGATGCAACGGTTACTGGTATTGGATTTAATGCTTCTCTTGCTGTTGGAACAGTGGTTATTGGAGAGGCAAATGTAACCGTTGTTGGAGAAGGTATTTCAATGGGCCTAGGAGTAGGTACATTAGATGCCGTTTCTTTCATAGATGTCACCGGAATAGCTATGTCAGCTAGTATTGGAAGCATTACAGCTAAGGGATTTGCTAATGTAACTTTAACAGGATTTGCATTGACTTCTTCTTTAAATAACGGTAATACTTTAATCTGGAACCAAGTAAATACAGGTACAGCACCTACTTGGACCGAAGTGACCACAAGAGCTGCATAATGAGTTTGACACAAACTCAAATTTTTAGTAAATTAATACAAATAAGGAATTTAAATTATGGCAAACTCAACATCAGCTAATTTAAAATTAACTGTACAAGCAACTGGAGAAAATTCGGGAACTTGGGGACAGATTACAAATACAAATTTATTAATTCTTGAACAAGCTATTGGTGGTTATGATGCGTTCAACGTAACTAACGCTAGTAGAGCTTTAACATTTACAAATGGTGCAATATCAGATGGTAAGAATGAAGTTATTAAATTAACTGGAACACTTGCTGCAAACGTTAATGTTACTATTCCAGATTCAATAGAAAAAACTTACACAATTCAAGATGCTTGCGATCATGCAGGTTTCACTTTAACTTTTAAAACTACATCTGGTTCAGGTGTTCTTTTATGTGAAGGACATACTTATCAATTATGGTCAGATGGAACAAATGTATATAAAGGTTCTGAAGAAAAAGTTTGGAGAGTAGTTAGTGCTGCTGAAACAGTTCAAGCGGGTGCTCAACTTTTAGTAAATACAAATGCTGCACCTGTAACAATTACGCTTCCGGCATCACCAAGTACAGGTGACGAAGTTTCATTTATTGATCAAGGTTATGATTTTAATACAAACGCGTTGACTGTTGGAAGAAACTCTTCTAATATAGCAAACAGTGCAGCTGACCTAACAGTTAATACACAAGGTGCTGGTTTCAGTTTAATATATTCTGGAGACGCTACAACAGGTTGGACTTATAGGGAGAAATAGAATATGGCAAATTACGAAGCAACTAGATATGATTTTGATGGTGCAAACCTTACAGGTATTGAAGGTATTCCAAGTGGAACAATTGTACCTTGGTCAGATTCTTCTATTCCATCAGGATTTTTAGAATGTACAGGTCAAGCTGTATCAAGATCAACTTACGCAACTTTGTTTGGAATTATTGGAACTACTTATGGATCAGGTGACGGTTCAACTACTTTTAATGTACCAGATTTACAAGATAACGTAGCAGTTTCAAAATCTAACAATAAAACTTTAGGTTCAACTGGTGGAGCAAACACTGTATCTTCAACTGGAAACGTTGGTGGTTCAACAGCAAATGCGACTTTATCTGAAGCACAACTTGCAAGTCACACTCACGGCGGTCGAAGAGGACCACCTCTTAGTGCTAATCAATATGGTGTACAGATAGTTAATAGCCAATCTGATGGCGTACCTAATTTTGTTACACCTGCAGGATCTGGTAGTGGACATTCTCATAATATGAGTGCAACTTTTTCTGGTGATGCAACTTCTGTTGTTCAACCATATTTAACAGTAGTATATGTAATTAAAACTTAGGAGAAAAAATGGCAAGTAAAGGAAATTGGACAGTCGTATTTGAAGATAAAAAAATTATCAAACAAATTGGTGATAGTGCCGGTGAATATGTAATTGATGATGATGTTTTTTGGGGACAGTCAAAATTTTCAAATATTTGGGCAATACATTATGGCACATCTGTTACTTCTGATGAAGTAGAATATAGAGATGAAACACCTCATTCATCTTTTGCAGATTCAAATTTAGGTTCTTTTCAAGATTTTATAAATAAATGGGATTCAGCTCATTTAACTGAATTACAATCTAATTGGGATACTAATAATGTAGATAATGAAACTGAAACTGAAAAAATATCTAGATTAGGTGCAAGACCTACTTCTTATTCATCATCGTAACATCATCCAAGAAGTTAAAATATATTTTTCACCCGATAATGGTGAATTACCTCTATGCACATATGGAAAAGCTGCAGGCCAAATAACTATTCTACCAGTCTTTGGTTTTACTCTTTTTGAAAAATGTAAGAATTCTGTTTCTCCACCTTCCTCTACATCATTTAAATATATAGAAAAAACAAAGGCACGAGGTTCATTGTCAAATCCTTTGCCATGTTCAATGTGCCAAACATGATAACCCTCTGTAGGTAAAGTTTTTTGTATTTTTAAACATGTAAAATGAAAAGGAATTCCATAAGCTTCTTTAGCTCCAGTGTTTTGTACATAATGATTAAAAGCTAAATCAAAATTTAACATCATAGGTTTTAAAGATTCCCACCATATTTCTATATTAGTTGGTGAAGCAAAATATTGCTGGTCTTGTTTCGTTAAAATAGAAGATTGTTCAGATCCTATTCTATTAACTGTATTATTAAATTTGTTTTGATCTTCATATAATTTAATTGCTTTATTACATTCTTCTTTAGTAATGTAATTGTCGTATACACCTATAAAATTTGTTATATTAACTGTTTTTTCCATTATAGTAATTGTGCTTTTTCTTTTTGAGTTTCGTCTAATGTTTTATCATTTTTTTCTAATTTTTTTACAGTAGTTGCATTAGGTTTCCATTCTTCTTTGTTAACTTTTTTACCTCCTCGATCCGGCATAGTTTGAAATATTGCAATATAACTTCCATCATAAGGTTTTAATTTTTCTTTCCACCACTCAGGTTCTTTAATAGTATAGTGTGCATTTTTACCATTTAGTAAAATTTGAGTTGCTGGATAACAGGTAATAGTTAAAAATACTTTGTTACTATAACTAAAGATATCTTTTAAAACTTCTTCAACTTTATCTTCTTGAACATGTTCCATGACATCAATACATAAAACTAGATCATATTGTCCAGTTGGTTTATTTGCATATTGTGCAACAGCTGGATCATATTTAATAACTTCTATATCCATTGGAGACCCCGGAATTTTTTTGTTATTAAAAAGTATTGAGTGAAATTTAGCTTTACCACAACCATAATCTAATATGGTTTTGACATTGTTATTTTTAATAACTTCATAAATATTATGTTTATATTCTGCTAAAGCTTCGCCTACCCAATGTTCTTGATTGGATGCATGAAATTTAGTTGCTTCTATTAATGACTCATACATAGTTTTTATCTTTATATTCTTTATAGTGCTTATAACATAATTCAGTAAAATTAGTCAAATGCAAAGCATCTTTAAAAGTATCAACTTTATATGCATCAATACCATCATAACCCATTTCTTTAGCTATTTTAAATCGATAGTGACCACAATGAATTTCATTGTCTTTAAATACAGCGGGAAATAATAATCCATCTTCTTTCATATATTTACGAACATTGTTTAAATGGTCCTGATCCCAGTCTATTTTGTCTTGCAATGAGTCAAAATCTATGTATGATAACCGTTCCGGGAACCATACTATTCTCGCTTTCATTATATTCATAAGTATTATATAGTAGGTTATATGCTACAAAAATTAAATTTCAAGCCTGGTTTTAACAAAATGGTCACTGATTCCGGAGCCGAGTTTCAATGGGTAGATGGTGATTTTGTTAGATTTAGATATGGACTACCTGAAAAAATAGGTGGTTGGAATCAATTAACTACTCAATCTGAAACTCTTCCAGGAGCTGCACGAGCCCAACATACCTGGACATCTTTAGCTGGTGAAAAGTATGCAGCGATAGGTACATCACAAGGTTTATTTTTATATTACGGAGATGATTTTTATGACATTACTCCATTAGATGCAGCTATTACTGGAGCAACTTTTGATGCATCAACCGGTTCACCAACAGTTACTGTTAATAAAACTTCACATGGTTTATTAAACGGAAGATATGTTACATTTGATACTGTGACGGTACCAACGGGTTCAGGATATGCCACAACAGATTTTACAGACAACACTTTTGAAATTGCTAATGTCACAGCTAATACTTTTGAAATTACAATGCCAACTAATTCTGCAGCTACTACTTCTGGAACTGGTTCAGCAGAAATACTTCCATACGTAATTGTAGGACCAGTATTTCAAACAGCAGGTTATGGATGGGGTACTTATCTTTGGGGGGATTCGACATGGGGAACTGAAAGAACAGTAAGTGACGTGGTTCTGGATCCAGGCAACTGGAGTTTGGATAACTTTGGACAAATATTAGTTGCAACTATATTCAATGGTAAAACATATACATGGAATCCTGGAGCATCCAATCCACGAACAACTAGAGCAACGGTAATGTCTGGTGCACCAACTTCAACAAGACTAACTCAAGTATCCGATAGAGATAGA